GGAAGAAGCTCCAGCAGCAGAATAATTAACATACCTGTTGGGAGACGAATAACAGGTGATTTCAAACAAAAGCTCTTCTCTATGAGAATATATGAACCAAAGAATAGAATAGATGTTATAACGCCAAAGGGAGATGGCTCAATCATGTTTATTACCGATTATGGTTATGAAACTGATACCATCTATACAATTATTATTAATCAAACAGGTGAGATGTGGCAATACACTCACAAAGATATTATTGTTAAACCTAATATAACATTTAAACGCTATGGCAACAATTAAAAAAGCACAGAATGGTAAAAAAACTGATGCTAACACTACAATTCAAAAATCTAAGTTAGATAATAAGTATAATAAAATTTATACTGCTATGAAGAAAGATTCAACAGATTTTTCTAATGAAAATATTGTACCTCCTGTATATAATTATCTTAGAAAAAAAACTGGTAAATCTCCTAGTGCAGAAAGTTTACGTTCTAAGACAGATCAATTTAACAAACTTGCAGTTAAAGAATCAAAAGCAAATAAACAAAATATCAAATTAGATGCTAGAGGAAGAACTGAGAATGCTATGAATAGATATAAAAAAGGTGGTGTTATGAAAAAGAAAATGAAGAACGGTGGTTCTTTATCTGGACTTAAAGCATCAACAAAAAGAGTTGGTCCTGTAGATCCAAAAGGAGCATTCACAGCTGTACAAAAGAAAACATTAGCTGGTGCTAAAGGAAAAGCTTCTCTTACTAAAGATAAACAACTTGGTGCTACAAAGATGACAGCTAAAGCTGGAAAGAAAATCTCTAAAAAATAATGGCTACCATTAAGAAAGCACAGAATGGAATAGCAAAGTATTCTGATCCAAAACCTTTATTTGAAAAAATAAAAAAAAGTAAAGATTCTCTTGATGCTGCTGGTCTTAAACTTAAAGTTGAAAAAGATTTAAAAAATGCTGGTTATTTAGATCAACAACGTTCTTTAAAAGCTAAGTTTAATGAAGCAGCTAAAAATAGAAATGCTAAGTTACCTAAACAGAAAAATGGTGGTTCTGTAAAAGCTAAAGATGGTAAATGGATGCAGAAAGCTGCAGCTTCTATAAAGAAGCGTGGTACAAAGGGTGTTTGTACAGGAGCTAAATTTGGTGGACCAACATGTAAACCTGGATCTAAGCGTTATACACTAGCAAAAACCTTTAAAAGTGTAGCCAAGAAGAAAAAATAATGTATAAACGTATAGATAAAATATGTTTACATTGTGATAATACTTACTCAGGTACAAAAGCTAGTAAGTATTGTGGATATAAATGTGCTAAAGATGCAAGAAAAATAACTATACATAAAAATTGTCTTTATTGTAATAAAGAAATAACAGTTCAAAATTGGAATAAAGATACTAAGTATTGCAGTATGTCTTGTAAAGGAAAAGATGATACTGCAGAAATTTTAAATCTTACATGTACCTTTTGTAAAAAAGAATTTGAAAGAAAAGATTTAAAAAAATACAAAAATAAAAAAGGTAATTCTTTTTGTTCTAAACCTTGTGCAGATAAATTTAATGTAGGAAGTAATCATTATGAATGGAAAGAGCATTTACATGATAAAAATGAAAAACTTGCTCTTAAACAATGGGCATTAAAAGTTAAAGAAAGAGATAACTATACATGTCAATTATGTTCTGAAGATAGTGATAGAAAACTAATGGAAGCACATCATATGAAACATAGAAGTCAATTTCCTGAGCTACAATTTGATTTTAGTAATGGTATTACACTTTGTTTAAAATGTCATGCTTTACAACATATAAATGATCCAAAAGCATTAAGATTAATAACTCATAAAATAAACAAATATTATGTCTAAGTTAAACCCACAGAATGCTACAGCTTATGTAGGCCCTGGTGTATTACGCAAAGGTGGTAAGATAACACCTGTTCCTAATGGTCCTCTTATTAAGAAGAAAGGCCCATTTAAAGGAAGTACATTGAAAGCTGGAGGTACTATTAAAAAAGCTCAAGTGGGAATTAAACTTACTCCTCAAGAAAAAAGAGCTAAGTTAGATTCTATTACAGCAATCAAACGTGCAGATATAACTAGAAAGAAAGATTCTATTCTTGATAGAAATGCAGCTGCTAGAGGAATGACAAGAGAAGGTGTTAGATCTTTACAATCTAAACAAAAGAACATGCCTGATCAAGGTCCTAGTGGTGGAGATAGTTCTTCTGGTTCTGGTTTAAAATCTCCTTGTAAAGGTGGATTTTGTACAGGATTAAATAAGTCTAAGAACGGATCAATGATTAAACGTGCTGATGGTTCTACATCTAGACGTGGTTTATGGGATAACATAAGAGCTAATAAAGGATCTGGAAAGAAACCTACAGCAGCTATGTTGAAACAAGAACGTAAAATTAAAGCTAAGAAATAATGGCAACAGCAGCATGGACTAGATCTGAAGGAAAATCAAAATCTGGAGGGCTAAATAAAAAAGGTGTAGCTTCTTATAGAGCTGCAAATCCTGGTAGTAAGTTAAAAATGGCTGTAACTACTAAACCTTCTAAACTTAAACCTGGAAGTAAATCAGCTAATAGAAGAAAATCATTTTGTGCTAGAATGGGTGGTGTAAAAGGACCTATGAAGAAACCAAGCGGTAAGCCTACAAGAAAAGCATTAGCTTTAAAAAAATGGAATTGTTAATAATCTAAAAAATAAAATCATGTTACAACCTAAAAAACCTGTTGTTAAAAAAACAACAAAAAAATCAAATAATCCTGCAGATAGCTATCCTGCTAATAAAGATAATAGAGGTGTTCCTACAATAGGTGGAGGAGAAGGTAAAAGACCTCCTTTTGATAAAAATTCTCCTGTGTTACCTCTTCCAGGTAGAAAAGCTAAAAACATGCCTAAAGCTAAAAATGGTAAATCATTTCCTGATCTTAATAAAGATGGAAAGGTTACTAAAGCAGACATCCTTAAAGGACGTGGTGTTATAGCTAAATCAGGAACTACTATTAAAAAAGCACAGAATGGTACTGTAACTCCTTATGAAAAAAGTGTTAAAACTTCAAAACAAGTTGGTGTACGTGGTAATGATTTATTTCGTGTGGATAGCGCAGGAAAAGTTTTAGAAAAAGCTACTAATCCAAAACAAAAATTAGCTCTAAAATCAAAACAAACTAAAGATAGTACTAGTACAATGAATTCTAGAAATAGAATGGCTGATAGTGCTAATAAAATTTCTATTTCCAACACAATAAAAAAAATTGGTTCAAGAGGTTTAAAATCTGGTGGATCAGTAAAAAAATGCAAGTATGGCTGCAAGTAAAGAAACATTTGGTAAAGCTAAGAAATCAGGAGCACCAAGAAAAGCTCCTAAGGTGAAACCTCCTAACCCAATCAATGGGAATTACATGAAGGAAGCTGGAGACTCTGGTACAAAGAGACCTTTATATAAAAAGAAAAGAATATCAAAATAATAAAGCCCCATCAGGGGCTTTTTTTATTTAACTATAATAAGAAGTTTGTTGTGATGTGTCTGATAGAATTCCTTACAAGGATAGTTCAGAGCTTTGATCTCTGCAATCATCTTATGCTCATCTAACTGTGCAGCATGTAAGTCTTCTATGATGTATATACCACCTTCTTTTAGATATGGATACAAAGTTTTGAAACTTGTAACAATGTGCTCACCATAATGGGATCCATCATCAAGAATTATATCAAAATCTCCTCCGTAAGTCTTTATACATTCCTCTAGATCTTTAGGACTGTTTTGATCTCCAATGAATACAGATACATTATCTTTCTCAAACTTTTTAGCATCTGGATTAATATCATATCCTATAAGTTCAATATCAGGAAAGTATTCATTCCACATCTCAAGAGATGCTCCAGGGAACCTAGGATCTGCTACACCTATCTCTAACATCTTTACATGTCCTTTAGATAGTTCATCTAATAATTCATTGTACAGAACGGTATAATGATGACCATAGTCCATTGTACCCTTGTCTGTACCTATTCTATTTGCTATTTCTGTTAATCTATTCATAATTTTTTTCTAATTTGTATATAATAATCATTTTTGAAATGTGGGTCAAGAACTATTTCTCCTGTTCTATTGTCTAACACCTTATCTGCCTGAGCTAATATAGCTTCGTTAGTTTGTTTACCCATTCCTGATATATGAAGAGTGTTCATTCCCCATCTATATATCATTGTATGTTTAAGCTTTGATTCATATATTGTACCACCATGGTGGAATGTAATATCTGCATCTTCATCTCCACTCTTATCAGGGAATTTGATTCTATCTAAATAAGCTTTAGTATAAATGTTTCCATTGTTTATATTAGAACTTTCTTTATCAAATATATTATTCATAAAGAAATACATTCCTTGACTTCTATAGATTTCAAATCCAGGATTTGTCTCTATATCTATACTTGCATTCTTTAGGCCCCAAGGAGCTAATAGATCATCATCATCTAGTCTATATATGTGATCATATTTACATTGCTTGTATCCCCATTCAAGTTTAGCTGATATAGATGGAAATCTTTCTTTGTGGTTGATAATTCTAACCCTTGGGTGATCAAACACATAGTCCACCTCAGCATTGTCATTAATAATAACCATCTCACTCTCTGGTGGAAGTTCTTGTGCAAGAAAAGATTCTATTGCCTCTTCTAAGAAGTGAGGTCTTTTGTACGTAATAGTTAAAACTGATATCATTTTGGTTGTATTAATCCGTTATTAAAATATGATGGTAGAATAGTCCAATCCTTACAATACATATATGACCAATCTTGTGGTGCCTCAGGACCAAACCATGTCTCTGGTGCAACCACTGTCTTCCATGGATGTCTTGATAGATAAGCTGCCCACCAACTGAATGATGAATTGGATATGATGAAATGATGACACATACTCATAATCCATAATTGCTCATGACTCTTCCATCCTTCTAGATAGATTGCATTAGATAGGTTTAGGTGTTGTTTACACCATGGAATATCATCACTAGCAATAATGTATTGTTTTGAAGGAACTAAATGTAATGCCTTGAATATGTATTCTGGTGACACTGTAGGATGATAGTTTGGATAGTGAAGATAATCTCCTCTTCGAACATTGATCACTGTCACCTCTGTATTAAAGATGACAGGAATCTCTGTACGTATTCTATTAATGAATTCCAACGGTGGTCCAAACAATCCTTTTATGTTCTCACTATATTTTTCAAAATATTGTTCATTCTGATAATAGCCTACATATATAGTATGTTTGTCATCTGATGGAACTGGTGGATTACAATTTCTATTATCATCAAACTTCTCAATAAATTCAAACTTACTGAATATGTTCTGTGAATAATCATTTCCTTCATATACTAGTTGATCCTTAGCAATAACTACCTGCTTATTGTGTTCAAGCCCTTTTACATAAGCATGAGCCACCATAAACATGTTATTACCAAGTCTTCCTCCTAGTCCAGGAACTATGTAATCCTTGTTTATCATTACCAGATTTGGATTACATCAAATGGAGAAACTAACAATACAGTTTCATCATCTGATAAAGGGATTAATGGAGCTTTTGATAAAGCTGCTGGATCTACAAGAACAAAATCACCCACCTTTACATCCATATTGGCTGTACCAACACTGTGCACTTTAAGTTTGTTCATCTTCTTTAGCATTTCTTTCTCTAAAGATTCTTTTGTATTCTCATCTACGATAAGTTTACTTTCTTCTTTCTTTGGTATCTCTAAGTAGATACGGTTTCCTAATAGTGTTGCCATGGTTTTATTTGTATTCTGTTAAGTTAAAAAATCTTTCTGCGTCTGCTACATTCAATAATATTTCTGATTGAACTGTTTCTCTAACACTCTTATATCCTTTCATCTTGTTAGTCTTAATGTCGATATCTGGTTGTTGTGTTACACGCTCATTGAAATCATCTAGGATAACAATTAAAGATCCATCTTCATTAGTTAAAGATCTAATCACCTTGTTAAGGTTTAAGGAAGCTTTGAATTCCTTGTCAGCTATTGTAGCTGTGTAAATAAATTGATTGTTCATATTGGTTGTTTTTAATTATTAAATTTCTTTTGAGAATTTTAGATCAGCAAGAATATCTTCATACATCTTCAATGGCATACTACCAGATTGTCTATGTACTTCTTTTCCATCTTTTAGAAACACCATTGTAGGAACACTTCTGATTCCATACTTTCTAGCTGTTTCTTGATCTTTCTCTATGTCAATGTTTGTTATTCCATCAACATCTTTTAATGTTTGAGCTAACACTCTGCAAGGTCCACACCATGTGGCACTAAACTTTAATACTTCTACACTCATTGTTTCCACTTATTATATTTCATTTTTGTTTTAGATCCATACTTGACTTCACACCTTCTCTTTTCTTTGATATTTTGTTCTATCACAGCGTTAAGTGCATCAAAGTATATTATACTTCTCATTGAGACTATTGCGTCTTTTATTAACTTCATCATAGCGATACATATCATTTTCAACATTAGAATGCTCTTCAAGTGTCAAAAGTATGATATTTTCTTCATCTAAACAAGCATCAGGATATTTTTCTTTAGCTAGTATATGATGGAAATATGTACTCATAGGTTCACTTCCTAGATAATCACCACTCACTTCTGAATTATGTTTTCTCTTCTTCCATACATTAAGAAACATATCTCTTTGTAGGATATATCCATCACTAACCCCCTTTTTAGGGGTTAATGTTGGCTTTAACCTACTTTGAGTTAATGGTTTTCTAGCTTTATGTTGGAAACAATATTCTCCATCAGAGTTTTTTCCGCAACTTTTGCATTTCATCTAATATCTTTTTTTGTGATTCAGTAAATTCAGTATCTGATATTTTTGTGCAATGACATAGTCTTACTGTAGCTGATGTATTAGAATTGTAGGGAGCAAACTTATACCCCCCACATTTCTTACATATATCATTTATAGATAGATTACTTTGCATCTTTTACAAATTGACCATCTACCATCTTACCTGTACGCTTAGCAATTACATTGTATGCACTCTCTAAACACTCTGTCAAGCTTAATCCTTGCATCTCAGCTTGGATAATGATTGTAACTAGGATATCACCCAGAGCATCAATTACTTCTTCTCTATCATCATTTTCGATAGCTGTGATTAATTCATCTGTTTCTTCCCAAGTCTTCATTGCTTGAGCTCTTGGTGTTCCATTCTGTAGAATACCTTTTTGTTCTGCCCATGCTAATACAAGAGCTTCTAATTCACCGTAACTTTTCATATTATATTATTTATAAAGGTTATGTGTGTCTATATCTGTAAAAGTTTTAACTAAACTTCTAATGGCTTCACCACACTTTGTTGCCATATCTGCTCTTGTTTCAATTTGAATATCTTCTTTTTCTTGAAGCTCCCACATTTTATCTAGTATTGCACTTTGGAAAATAAAGATTGAAGATCTAAACCCTTCATCGTTGAATCCAGGTTTAGTTTCATAATTCTCCAATAGTGTATCTTCAATTTCTGATAATATAGGACTTAGTTTTTCTCCTAATGTCATAGTCTATCTTTTAAGCTTGCTTCACATAATATAAGATAATTTATTAAATCTCCTATTTTTTCATCAATATGTTCTTCTTTAGGGAAACTTCCTTTCTCTACATCATTTAACATATCCATGAAGGATACATAATGTTTGAGAGCAAATCCCCACAAAGCTTTTTCTCTAGTAGTGTTACCTAATCTAGCTGCTACATTGAAGTTGTGAAGAGGGTCATTCCCTCTTCTATACTCTTTACCTTTTTCAATTAATGTACACTGTATCTTCTGCACACGCTGTTGTACTAAGATGTCAAAATCTTGTTCTGTCATATTATAATTCTGTATTAAATAAGTTAACTCCTTCTTCTGGAATTGCATCTTCTTCCACTTCTACTTCCTCTATAGGAAGATCCGTTTGATTAATTGCAGCTACAATCTTTTCTTTCAATTCATCATAGAACTCTGGATTATCTACAACAAGCTGCTTGAATTCTTCTAAGTCATACTTAGTCCCATCTACAGTCATAGTTTTACCATACTTACGTCCTAGTTCAAACTCATTAAGAAGACTCATCATCTCATCAAGTTTATCTATACCTAATCCATAAACAATCTCAAATTCTGATTTGCGATATGGAGGAGACATTTTATTCTTAATAGCTTTTAGCTTAGTAATATTACCATAAGTTACATCACCATCTTTAGCTAAGCTTCTAGACACTTCTATTCTCACATCACTGTAGAATTTAAGAGCATGACCTCCTTGAGTGGTAGTTGGATTACCAAACATAACACCAATCTTCTCTCTATACTGGCTGATAACTATTACACATACATTATGCTGTGATAGAGCTCCTTTTAGCTTTGGGTAAGCATTACTATTCAATAAAGCTTTTCTACCTATTGTAGAGTCTCCTACATCACCATCAAGCATCTTTTTAGGTATCAATGATGAATCTGAATCTATGATCACAAGATCAATCTCTCCAGTGTTAATCATTTCCATTGCAATGTTGAAACCTTCCTCACCACAAGATGGTTGAGAGATTAACATCTTAGTAGTGTCTACACCTAATTTCTTGAAATAGGATTTATCAACAGCGTGCTCACCATCTATATAAAGAACAGTTCCACCTTTCTTTTGACATTCAGCAGCAGCATGTCCACATATTGTAGATTTACCTGTGCCCTCCCAGCCCATAAGTTCATAGAGTTTCCCCTTTACAAATCCTCCTACACCAAGAGTGATATGATCAAACCCAATACTACCTGTACTGATTACATCATAATCTCCTCCTGCTTTAGAATCTAATGCTAATATTGAACCAACACCATAAGTCTTGTTCAACTTGTCCATTGCTTCTTGAAACTTGTTATTAGTTTCTTTTGCTACTGCTTTCTTTGCCATTATTTAATTGTTTTAATTGTTTAAAGTTAATGATTTTTTGTGTTATTTCAAAATGAAATGTCAGGTTTCTTCCATCATTTACCTGACATGTTTGTCCAGTTTTTGTGACATTTTACTGGACAAAATGTTATCTAATTGTATCATATATAACACATTATAGCTAATATGTTAGTTTACCTTCTGTGGTAGGTAAGACCCCATAAATTAGGGTTTATCTATCCATGATTTGTAACAAATTTAGAATACATTTGTGACAAAATATGTTGAGGATAAAAAAGCCCCAGATTTCTCTAGGGCCTTCTCAACAATTAAAAAACAGAACAGAACTTTTTATTCACTTGTTCTAAGTGATGTATTTCCTTTTTCACTCTTGTCATATGGACAGTGTCTACAATTGTTACCACAACAAGGACCTCTTTTTTCTAAATACTCTTTAGTAAAATGGATCCTTCCATCTTCTAAGTAGTAATCACGTCCTTGGGTAAAATCTTTTTGTTCATCATTCATATTAGTTATTTATTTTAGAAGGAACTATTAAATACTCTTTACCAAATAATTGATTCACATCAGCATATGGTAAATAAAATATCATA